TCCAGTAACAAGTAAGGCTATGATGTATAAGCCACAAATGAATAAAGGACCTTATACAATGAAACTAGGAGGAAAGTCAGCAGTAAGAAATACTCCAGGCCCATTTAGAGCTGAAGTTCCTTATATGTATAATACTCCAAACGCTATCAAACCAATGTATACTGATAGTGATAAAGTATTATCTGAAATGTCTATTAATAGATCATTAGCTGGAAGAGCAGCTTCTGGAACAATGAAAAGAACTATGGCAGGTCGTAGTCTTAAATCGGCAGGTAAAGTTAATGTTGAAAGTTCAAAGCCAGGTATTAAAATAGTTGAAAAAGCTAAACCTGTATCTATACCAAAGCCTGTAAAAAAGCAAGGTAAATCATCTTTTGAAGATAGAGCTCGTAAAGCAGTTGGTGCTCCTAGTAGAAGAGCAGCTAAAAAAATGAAATTAAGATAATGGGAAAAATTAGTTCAGCTTGCAAAGCCGCAGCAAAAAGAAAATTTAAAGTTTGGCCTAGTGCTTACGCTTCTGGTTGGGGTGTAAGATGTACAAAGGCTGGGGGCCCAAGTAAATTTGGGGGTAAAAAGAAAAAGTAATGCCTAAGAGTAAGATAAAAGGCGGTGGTACTAAAAAAGTTTGTTTACCATACGCTAAATATAAAAGCATGAGTAAAGCTGAAAGGCAAAAAGTAATACGTGCTAAGCGTACTGCTGCTGCTCAAGGTAAATATAAGAGATCTAGTAAATCTAACGTTAAAGGCGCTCGTAAAAAAGGCGCTACACTGCGTGATTGGTTTCAAAAAGAAAGATGGGTTAATATAGCTACAGGTAAACCTTGTGGAGAATAAGTGATATATACTATGGGATATAAAAGCGCAGCTCAAAGAAAAGCAGTTTGGGCATCAAAAAACGAAAAAAAAGGCAAAAAGAAAAAATCAAAAAGTAAAAAAAGAAAATAAAACCGGCCCGGTTAAGGGCATAAACCAAATGTTAAATTTAAAACCAAAACCAAATGACATTTTTTTATTCGACTAAAACGTGGAATAGTCAACCACAAATTTCCAAAGAAACCGTAGAAGTTTGGAAGCATTTAGCTGACAAATCAAGCTGGAGAATAACTCAGCTACCAAATGGTTTTTACCAAACCGAGTACCAACATCCAAAGGAAGAAGATACTTGGATTGATGTAACCAGAAGAGAAACAATTGAAGGAGCAGAAGCTGCTATCGACGGATCAGTAGATCACTACAGTAAAAAAGTAGAGTTTCTTAATGGCCCAAAAGTTATTAAAACTTTTAAATAACATTAACTAAATTAAATTAAATTAAATGCAAAATCCACAAGACATTGTGAAGACGTTAAGCTTTGGTAGTAATGCTAAAGATAAAGTCTTTGCTGGGATAGATAAATTAACACAAGCTGTTAGCTCCACACTAGGAGCTAGCGGTAAGTGTGTTATCTTAGAAGACTTCATGGGAAGACCTATGATTACAAAAGACGGTGTAACCGTAGCTAACTCTGTTAATTTAAGAGATCCTGTTGAAAACATAGGAGCTACATTAATTAAAGAAGCGGCTAGAAAAACTGTAAGCGAAGCAGGTGATGGAACAACAACTGCTACTGTTTTAGCTCATAGCTTATTAAAAGAAGCTAATAGCAAACAAACAAGTGATAGCTTGCGTAAAATAAAAGAAGATATTCAAGAAGCTTGTAATAATACTATTGATTATCTTGAAAATATTAAAGTACCTGTTGAAGGTGATATGATTGATCAAGTAGCAACAATATCATCAAACAATGATAAAGAGCTTGGATCTATTATAGGTGAAGCCTTTAAAAAAGTTGGTAAAAACGGTACTGTGATGATGGATGTTGATGGTAAATCAGAAAAAACAACTGTTGAGGTTGTATCAGGTTCACAAATAAATCAAGGATATGCTAATCCTAATTTTGTAACAGATACAGCTAAACAAACAGTAACATTAGAAAAACCATTAATATTACTAGTAAGTTCACCAATAAGCATAGTTAGAAAAATACAAACTGTATTAGAATATGCTGTTCAAAACAATAGGTCAATACTTATTATAGGTGAGTTAGAAAAGCAACCAATGGCTGCTCTTGTAATGAACAAGATAAAAGGTAATATTAAAGCTAGTGTAGTCGCGCCCCCTGGTTTTAACTTTTGGAAAAAAGATTTTTTAGATGATATAGCCGCTATAACAGGGGCTACACATATAAATGAAGAATATGGTGACGATGTAGATTTAATCACGCCTGATATGTTAGGTGAGTGTGAAACTTGTGTATCTGACAGTAAAACTACAGTATTAAAAATAGCTGAAATACCAGAAGAAGCTAAAGTTAGAATAAAAGATATTGAAGAGCAGTTAAAATCTTCAGATCCTAGCTTAAGAACAGAAAAGCTACAAGAAAGATTAGCTATATTATCTGGTAACGTTGCAGTTATATCTGTAGGTGCAAACTCAGATGTAGAGTTAAAAGAAAAGAAAGATAGAGTTGATGACGCAATACACGCTACAAAAGCTGCGGTAAAAGAAGGTATAGTTCCAGGTGGTGGTATAGCTTTATTAAACGCTGCTAATAGTATTGATAATAATAGTGATGGAGCTGATATTTTTATTGAAGCTATAAAGCGACCATATAAAAATATACTTGAAAATGCTGGATTAGAATATATGCCACAAAAGGGTAAAGGTAAAGGTATTAATGTGGTAACTGGTGAAACGGTTGATATGATTAAAGAAGGTATTATAGATCCTTTACTAGTAACTAAAAGTGCATTGAAAAACGCGGTATCTGTTGCCTCAACAATATTATCAACTGATTGTGTAATTAGTAATATGAGAGAGGAATGAGAGCGATAGGTAATTACTTAGTTATAGAAGAAATAAAAGAAAAAGCTACTAAAACAAAAGGTGGTTTACTTCTTACAGATAAAATAAAAGAAGACATAAGATATAGGCAAGGTGTTGTAAAAAGCGTAGGAGATTTAATTCAAGGTGTTAAAACTGATGATAGAATTTATTACGACAAACACGCTGGGTTTAACATAGAAATAGATGAAGATATATTTCTTGTAATAAAACAACAGGACGTTGTTATAGTCTTGTGAGAAAATTAGAAGCTAAAGATCTTAGAAGCATAGGTTTGTTAAAGCATTATCGTATTATACGAAAATGGGCTTGTAAGACATACAATTTAAAAGATGCTGATCTAGAACTTCTAATTTACTTTGACTGTATGAAGTTATTTACAAGAAAAGATTATATTGACGGAGTTTATACTTTTTCATGGGATAAGAATAGGTGGGAGCGTTTAAGACGTAACGACTGGATAACGGTTTGGAGACAAAGAAATAACACCACTCAAAAATATACAATATATAAAACATCGTTTAAGTGTAGTCAACTTATTAGTAGAATATACAGGATGTTATTAGGAACAGAAGATTTACCAACTAGTATTAGAAGAAATAAAATAATGGAAGGTGGATCTTACTCAGATAAAGTAATGATTAAAGCTATAAATTTAGTCAACAAAGATAAAAATAGATAATAATAAAAAAACAAATTTAAAATGGCATACGGAGATATAACAGGTAGTCCAGACGCTTATAGAGCGCCAGGAAAACCAGGTATACAAACAGTTAGAAGAGCTGTAATTCTAAAAGATAGTAGTACTATTGGTAGTGCTGCTATAAACTATTTAGATAACCTAAAAGATTTAAATCAACTTACAACAGTGGCTCATACAGAAAACAACGCGGGTTTGTATATAGGTACTGCTGGTAATGTATGTGTTAACCTTTCTGGTCAGAAAAAAATAATTGAAAACGGTAAAGCAACAGGTACAGCTGTAACAAATGATTTAGTTGATACTACGCAAAACTTTACTAGCACTGTGCAAAAAAGAGACTTAGTGATTAATACTACTGATGGTACTGTTGCTTTTGTAGGTGCTGTAGATAGTGATACTGTACTTAGTTTAGTAGACGCTAGCAATAGCGCTGTTGATATTATGGCTGAAGGTGAATTATATGAAATACACAGACCAATAGTGTTTCAAAACATAGCAGCTGGATCTTTTCTACCAGTTGAAATTAGTAGAATTTTTGCTATCGCAACTACTGCTGATGATATAATGGTAATATACTAAGACATGCCTTTAATAGGAATACGATCAAGCGTAACACATAGTAATCAGATAATAAACGCTGATACTAGAACAAGCGCGTTTAACTTACGCGCAGACTTTACCGAGCTAAAAGCTGATTCAAATCTTTTTACAGCTGATGCTAATAAAATGTAACACATAAAACATGGCAAAACAATCTATAAACATAGGTTCAAGTGCTAATGACGGAACTGGCTCTACGCTGAGGGAAGCATTTGACATTTGTAACGATAACTTCACGGAAATTTACGGTGGTACAACCACAGCTTTTCAATTTAAAGCTGAGGGAACTAACTTCACAGGATCACTTCTAATCGGTCACGCGACTACTGGAACTATTTCATCTGCAGAATACAATACAGGTGTAGGTATAGCTGCATTAGATGCTTTAACAGAAGGTGATTATAACGTTGCTTTAGGATTTGAGGCTGCAACAGCTTTAACAGAAGGTAGTTTTAATGTAATATTGGGTTCTAGAGCAGGTAAAGCTCTAACAACTGGTGTTCATAATGTTGCTATTGGATACGCTACTTTAAGAAACGAAGATACAGGTGATAAAAATGTAGCTGTTGGATATGCCGCTTTAAACGCTTTAAATTATGACGGTGATGGTTATAACGTAGCTGTTGGACACAGCGCTGGTTTATCAGTTTCAACAGGTACGCACAATACTTTAATAGGTGGTTTAGCAGGAGATGCGTTAACAACTGGTATT